TTCTTTTATCCAAAAAAGAAACTTCCACGGCAGATAGCTTTGTCGATCTATCTACATCCGCATACGAAAACATTCCATCTTTAACATTTAAATTATTAAAAATCAAATGAGGGGGAAATTTATTTCTGGCAGACGCTCCGTTAGAAGGGTCATTAACATCTTCAAAAAAGTATGGCCTATCGACTTTAACAGAAACGCAAGAATTATCAAAATACGTCATTGCTCTAAACGACCTTGCTAGATTTTGTATGGCGTCAAAAGCATTAGTCTGATCTTTCATTAATATATTGCAACTAAATCTAGGCTCAAGACCGCCAAATCCATCATCTAATCCAATAAATCTGCCAGCACCTACACTATTGGTAGTACTGCTTCCATCGTGCATTGTTACTGCATCGCAATACATACCTATTTCATATAGGGTCCATTTATCTATAATATCTATATCTCGTAAATAAGTCCCTAAACCGTATCTCTTATTAGTTAAAAGGTCATAATATATCCAAGCTGGATTATCGGACCAAGCATATTTAAAAGTTCCATCCCATTGGCCATTATTAGCATAGATCACGTTGTGCCTTGTAGTACCGTCTGAAGAAAATCTTTTATCTGTTCCGTCAGCATTTGTTGGATTATAATTAGATGGTATTTTTATTTTTTTGCCTTTAAGTCTAAATGTTCTTGCTGGAACTTGTGGGTGGTATTGAGAATCTATGATACTCGCTATATAACAACTTCCAGGATAGTGATAGGTGTCGTTATATTTTTCTGTTATCGTGCCTACGCCCGCGTTGCGGCCAACTAAATTAGACATTGTTTCAAATTGGTCCTTATGCACCTCTATAAAATTATATAAATCGGTATCAGACAATACAGGTAAAACAATATTCTCTAAGGTGAATGTGTATGGGGCCGTAATAACGCCGCGTACCGCTACCTTCCCATTCGAATCTCCAACTGATTTCCCTTTTCCTGGCCTGACTGTAAAGCTAGGGGTAGACTCTTGTCTATTACCGTCTTTAGTGTATTTCCCGACTTTAACTGTAAAAGATACCGTAAGTGGCAAAGGTTGTCCCATTTTACTTTTACCAGCTTCATTTTCGCTTTTAGTAGAATATGATTTCGTGTCTTTTAGCGAGTCTATTTGCAGGCCTAAATCCACCAAATCTATATCTTTATCATAATTTGTATATATATATTCTTTGGCGGCCGATTCTATCGGCACATAATTTTGCCAAGTGACAAAGTCTCTATTGCCTCCGCCCTCGTCTCTTACATCCCTACTCCCACTTCCTGTCTTTGCGCCATTTGCCGCCCCACCCATGCTATACGGCCCTTTAATTTTATAAGATATTTTTGTTAACTTACTCGGTTTTTTTGAAATACTACATGCGGTCTGTAAAATACTTCCTGATTTAAATTCAATATTATATTTAGAATGGCTTGAGTTGTTTTGAGGGTCTCTTAGCGCCGTATCATTAAAATAAATTCCTTGATCAATAGGTAAAGCACCTGCAGATGCCGAGTTCCCAACGGTAAGATGCTCATTATTAAATTCTTTCAAAGCTCGTGTGCCAATTAAAGTTTTGCCCTCTTGACTAACCAAACCTTCGACCTCGCCTTCACATATTAAATCTACTGCTTCATACAGCTGATGACCTTGCTTGACATTAGCCCCATCTGGTGGCATCAAGTAAGAGGGTTGGGCTCCTTTACTCCTACCAGCTATAACTATCTTTTTCTTGAATATATTTTTGTAAAAACCCATTATCCTAAATCAGCACTAGTAACATTTGTTGAAATAATATTCGAGCCAACGCGAAGTTCTCCGTACAATAATGGTATCGGAAAACCCTGAACCGCGTTATTTTGTAAATTAGTAAAAATATAGCTAGACATATCAATTTTACTTTCTGCCGTCTGAGGTTTTGGGGTCTCAACTGGGAATAATAACGACATGATGCCTTGAACTAATAGTCCAATCGCCAAATTAGCCAAAAATCCGCCAGCTCCAATAGCTGCACCTAGGGCGGCTACGGCTCCAGCGGCAAATCCTACAATCGCTGCGATCGCACTAAAAATGAACGCACCAGTTATGGCTGGGACAATATGTATTTCTTCAGGGACGCTTGCTGCTGCTAATTCATCAACCGTTTTCCATTCTTTGTTTGGGTTTTTGGGATCTATAAAAGCGTAACTTAATCCCTCTTTGAATTTAGAAAGCAAAAAATTTCTAACTCCTGGATTATTAGCTTCCAAGGCGTTAGTGATATCTAAAAGCTTATTTACTTTAAATTTATGGTTTGTTCCATAAATTTCTCCAAATTCTCCGTGTATAATTACATTAACCATCCAAAAACTCCTTTAACATTATTACACCTTTTTCTGATCTTTGGAAATTAGGCATATCAAATAAATGAAACCTCTCTGTAACCAAAGAGTATATCAAGAACGGATAAAGACAGTTTTTTGAATTTTCTATATCGTATTCAGATGGTTCCTCCCTGCCGTTTACGTGTGTGTGAAATATAGCTAATAATTCACCACTTAATTTTACTTGCAAAAAATCCGCTGGATTAATCAAAAATATATCATCATCATTTGAATGATTTTTGGCGGCCTTAAAAATTAATTTACCGTCTTTATATAGAACAAAACCACAAACTTCTTTTCCTAAGTCCGTGTTCGCGTATTCGATTAAATCCTTCTTAAAACTATCCTTTAGGTTGGTATGCATGAGTCCCTGGGAATCCCCCAAATCTTAGTCCAGTTTTTCCAAATCTTAGTTTGCAGGCTGATATTTTTTTTGAACAGTCGTCCCTTTCCCATTTGCTGGATATTGGCGGGAACTCCTCATTTCCATTCGCGCTAGATGCGACACAGACATAAAAAGTTCGTAAGGGTTTTACTGAAGCCCCATTTATAGAGCTTTCTGAATCATCATCAGAAATATCATGATTAGCGACCTCTATATATACATGGTCTCCTTTGCTGTATGTAATTTGAGGGCCCCATTTACCTTTATATTTTGTTGCGGTGATGGCTACGACATTGCCACTAGAATCTTTAAAATCATTATCATTTAAGGTCTTTACAGGTTGACCAGCATAAAGACATCCACAGCCCCTGTATACCCATGTGCAGTATTTAGAGTAAACGTTTCTGTTTGGTAAATAAGAATTATCTAATTCGAAAACAGTAGATAGTTCTAGTTCTACCAGGTTTTTTGTTTCCGATGTTCTTCTATTTATGTAATAGGTTTGATCTGGTAAATACGAACTTGCAGAAGCCTCGCTATTCTGAGTAACTATATCGAAATACGGATTTTTTCCTCCTGGAAAATTAATATCATCTAAAAACCTAGCGAAAGTTCTTTTTCTTATTACTTTACAACCAATTAAATTGTTATGTACTTTTAGATATTTTGATATGACATAGTCTATGTTTGCCACTTTTATCCTTGGCCTGGCAAGGCTGTTGTCACCCTTCACTTCAAAACCGCTAACTTCCATGGGATAAGATATGTATTCTTGGCCTTGCCACATGATTCTGTCTACTGTCAGCGTAGTGTTGCCATCTCCGCGTTGCACACCAGCGGTACTGGGGCATAAAGCTAATACACTACTTGCATCATCTGGCCAAGCAAAATATATTAAAAAAAATTCCAATAGTTGGCTCGGCTCAAGAGACATTGCCTCAGATGCTACTTTTTGATTTATTCCTTCTGCCATATTTACCTTTACACTTTCTTTGCTTATCTTATAATATATTATGTTGCCTAGAATTAAAGAATTGTTTTACATATACCAAAAAAATATATATTCAATTTTGTCTAATGTAAACGTCTCGGAATATGATTTTATAGCTGAATCTTTAGACAACATAACCGAAGACGATATCTGCGACGACGAACACCTTTCTTGCTATTCCTTTGTAATTAGCATAGAAGGAGGAGAGATAAACCCCTCAAGATTTATTATTGGAACAAAAACTAATCCAGACCTATTTGAAAAAAATGCGTTGAATATGTTAAATACTTTAAATATATGCCCCATAACCCCCAATGGGTTCAAATGGTACGGTGTTGGTTGGGATATAAAAAATGATCAAATAAAAATATATTTTTTAAAAAATGACCTTTCTCAAATATA